AAACAATCCATGGATATAGTTTCTTCAAATTCGCATCATGAATAATTGGAACTTGTTTTGCCGTAATCTTTTGAACCATTGGCAACCAGTTCAAGTCTTGCTCTGTGTCTTTGTTTTTGAAGCCAAAGATTGACTGCCAAATAACCAAGTCATGTTTATTGGCATCTTCAACAAACTTGTCGATAGACTCTTTAACCTTGTAAGAATAGTATGGCGCAATCCAGCCATCGCCTTGATGCACTGGGTATCCTGAACCAACACCAATTTCATAACCCTCTTTAAGAGTTGTTGGAATTTCGACAGACTTTACCTGCTTGTTTGGTTTGAGATACGCAAAGGTAACCTCGTGCCCCAATTCTTTCAAGCCAGCCATGAGGTGTTCACAGTGGTTGATAATACCGCCAAAGTTATTGAAGGTATGCATTACCATCATAATTTTCATTAAAAGAACTCCTCAAGTGTACCAGCATTTGCCAGTGGGTGATATTTAATTAATTCTTCACGACCAAGTCTTGACTCAAGATAGTCGTACCATTCTTTCGATTCCCACATACCCTCAGAAACTCCATTCCAAAGTTTCTTCCAAAGATGATGTTCCTTATTCAGTCTACGAGACTCAACGAAGTCATAGCGAGTGTCTTCATATTGTTTGGAACCCAACTCAAGCATTTTCTCACGGAAGTATACAACCAAAGAGATGCGTTCAGAACCTTCTTCGCAAACAATAGGAGTGTTGCCATGCATTACTTCATGATTGTTAATCAAAAGCAAATCGCCTGGACGAACATTAACAGCAACACGATACTCAGGTGCTATGAGATATCCACCTGAGTATTTACCATCATTCGACAGTGTCAATAGATTAGAAAGACCAGAGGTCAAATCTCCAGCATCATAGTGCGCAGCAGTTCTGAAAGTTTTATTCACTGTAATTGTAGTGAAGGGTGTGTTAGGAACAAGGAATGCTGGGTCAATTTTCTTGGCAGCTTGCGCTTGATTGCTATATCGCCAAGGCAATAGTTCTTTAAATCCACGAGCCAACGATTGCAGAAATGGATAAGACATAGAGAACTTCTCAAAATTATTTGCCGTATAAGAAGTAGCACGACCATAGGGAATGCGAGGATAACGATCGAACCAACCAGCGATACCTGAATTAACAGCAGTACCATAGGTTGTCAGACTCATCATCTTCATAACTTCTTCGGTGGCATCTGCTCTCTCTGTACGATTCAATGGTTTGATGGAATCTAACCATGCTTCGAAGTCAAACTTACCATCACGATAACGAGAGATGACCCAGACATTATTTTTACCCGCACCGCCAGCCATTTTCTTATCAACTTCACGTGGATACTTGGCACGAATAGCATCGATAACATCAATCTCATCAAGAGATGCATTGCGATTGGCCAACAAGGCTGTTGTCATTTCATCTTGATAGTTGGTTACCCACTCGCGACCTTCGTCAGTCGCAACTATACCCTCTTTGATGCCCGATGCGATGCCACGATTTTCCGTTCTTGTTGCGGCTTCGCGTAATCCTTGATAAGCCATTTGCTGTTCTTCTTTCGTGAAGAAGTTCTTACGGAATTTGAAGACGATGCGGTCTTCTCCATAGGTTTCTTCGCTTCCTGGTGGAAGTGGCATATAAACATCACAATCTTCCTCCACCAATATATCATAGTGTCTTTCATCTACGAATTTCCCTATTAAATCAGTGCAGTCATATTTGGTTTCTGCTACAATTTTCTTAACCATAACTCTCTCCTAAAACTTAAATCCTTCGAACTCTTCTGCTTTTACACGCTTTCCGAATTCAGACTTGTCAAAAACTGGACCAGTGTCTTCTTGTCCAGAGTCGGATATATTTTCCTGTGCACTACCTTCTAAATTATATAACTTCATCTTGGATCTGTCAACCCCAATCACAAACTTCTTGAAGTAAGACGGATCAGCATAACGATTCTTCAGTTGTTTCACAAGAATCTGATTCAAGTTTTGCAGTTCATCAGAGGATATTAAAGCAAACATAAAGTCCACTGTTGCTGGCAAACCAAATGACTCAGAGGTATCTGTCAATTCTACATCGGTATTAGCAAACCCAGAGCGAGTCGTTTGAGTCGCTGACAAAATTGGTACAGCATATTCAACTGCCAATCCTCTCAACTCTTCTGCGATGCTCTTAATATATGTATAAGAATTTACATTCGCCCCTTGCTTCATTCTAGAAGAAGAACAGATGTTTAGATAGTCAATGATTACCATGTCTGGAGTAAACTTCTTCTTTTGCTTTAGTTCTTCCAACAATGCTTTGAAGTGACCAGCATGGGCACCTGCTGTTGGGTATTCTTTAACGATTAACTTACCTTGAGTCTTGGTTGAGACTTTACTAAATCGTTTCTGATATAGTTCTCTGTCAATAATCTTCAACTCATCCATACTAATGTTCATCAAGTTGACATCGACACGTTCAGCGATTCTTTCTTCAGCCATCTCCATGGTAATGTAAAGAACATTCTTACCTTGCATCAATGTGCTAGCAGCAACATGACACATGAACAAAGACTTGCCAACACCAGTACCAGCCAATACCACATTAAGGGTCTTCTTTGATAATCCTCCCTTAGTGATTTTGTTGAAGAGATCAAGATCGAATGGAATCTTCTCTTCCAACCTATGATAAAAATCATAGCGTTCATCATAATCCTCGATGTAATCATGACCAACATGGTTATCAAAAGAAACGGCAAGAGCATCAGAGAGTATAGAAGGAATTGAATCCTTGGTATGAACCTTGTCTCCACCATCGATGATTTTAATTGAGTGTAAAATTGCATTATAAACTGCCTTGTCTCTACAAAACTTTTCAGTCTCACCAAGCAACCAATCTACATTAGTTTCTTTACTTGTAAGTTCATTAATATAACTCTCAAATTCAGGAATCTCTTTGTCGCCAAGATCTTTTCTGTTACCAACTTCAATCGCCAAGATTTCGGCAGATGCAGGTTTGTTATAATCAACAAAAAACTTAATTAATTGTTGTGCAATTACTGCTTCTTTTCTATCAGAAAAATACTCAGTCTTAAGATGAGGAACTACCTTGCGGCAATACTCTTCATTGTGGATCAAGTTCGATAGGATCGACTTCTCTATTCTCATCAGCACCGCCTGTGTATACTATATCGTTTGTTATAAGTCCATACATTAAAAGTTCCATAAGAAAGTCGCCCAACTCCTTATGGAACCCTGCTCGATCCAGAGATTCTGGAACTTCTTCATGTATGGTGTAGTCAAATTTGACTCTTAGTCTATCGTTAACTTTGTCTTCTTCAAAATTAACTTTACCGTAAGAGAATATTATACCTGAATATTCTCCTTCCGTCAACATCAACGCAATAACTCCATTGCGTTCTAGCGTTTTGTGTGGACGAACTACATCACTCTGCATTATCAATCTCAGCAAGTTCTTGATCAATGTCCTCATCAGATAGGATTGAAGAACTACCAACTTCATATTTGTCTTTGACAAATTGAATGAAAGACTTTTGCATTAGGATTGGCATCCAGAAATCTTTTGTATCTGTATCCTTGAGACGATACTTCTTGTCCTCAACAACCCCATCTTCATCTACCCTTGAATACCAACCATTGGATGGTTTGACCACATGCTTGGATTCCAACGCAATGTCAAGTAGACCAGACCAACGACTGATACCACCATCATGATATACAGTAACAGGGATCTTAGACTTCTCGCGAACGTATCTAGATTTTTCCACATTGATAATAAAATTGTAACCAATTACTTCAGTCCCCTCTTTTTCTTGTTGACGACCGATAATAAAAATATTGTCAGCTGAGTAGTAAGAACCAGTACCACCACCGACAATTGTTTTCGGGAACAGTCCGATCTCCATATATGTATGGTTCACTACAACCAGTGGAATATCTTTCAGATTCAAGTGTGGTGTGATCATACGGAACAAAGACTTCATCTGCTTGGCACGAGTCATGTCTCCAACAGACTTGCCCCCAAGAGCATCTTCAACTTCTTTCTTGGAAGCAAGGTTACCGATTGAGTCGATAACAATAATCAAATGGTCACCACGTTCAACACCCTGCAACTGTTGCATAATGTCAAACTTCAATTGTTCAACATCAGTTAGTGGAGTGTGAATAGTTCTGTTAGTGTCAATACCAAAAGAATCAAAGTAAGACTGAGGAGTGCCAAACTCAGAGTCATAGAATAAAAGAACAGCGTCTTCATACTTATCCAGATAGGACTTAGCCATTAACAAAGAGAACGCTGTTTTAAAGTGTTTCGATGGACCAGCCCACATTGTAACTCCTGGGACTAAACCACCATCAAGACGACCAGACAATGCGATATTGATTGCTGGTACAGAAGTAGGAATCATATCCTTCTTCGTGAAGAATTTCGACTGCGCAAGAATTGCGGAATCTTTAATAGTTGAATTCTTTTTAATTTTGTTTAATAAACTCATATGTTCTCCATGTAGATTAATAGTATTATACTATGTATATGCTTGCAAGTCAAGGATTTTTCTTGCTATGAGGAACATCAAATACAAAGGTTATGCGAACGCAGTCTCCAATGTTCTCTGTTCCATGTTCTAATTTATTGTTAAACCAAAGCAGAGTTCCTGGCTCAACGATTACAGATTCATCACCCACCATATATTTGTATCTACCTTGAATAGATAAATGGTAACGATCTTTCGTTTGATAGTAACTTCCAATGTCAATATGTTTTCCAACCGACCCACCAACTGGCAGAGATAGAAACCCACAACGCTTTACATCTCTGAAGTGTCTCTTTAGAAACCCAACTATCTCTGTATGATTGTGTAGTGCTGGTGTTGGTACACAATATTCAGTGTCCCCAACATATTGATCTTCTGAGTCAACACCACCCATAACCAACTGAAGAACACCAGCTTGCACTTCTGGGAAGCCACGATCAAGCATTGATTGTGCTCCATCAATTGTTGTTTGCATACCCCAGTCTTGTGGATGCTGTTCTAACTGCTTCAATATCTTTGAGACATTGATTCCAGTTT